GGCGGCGGTAAACAGCGCGCCGAACTTGTCGCCGGCGTTGTCCGGGTCGGTGACCCAAAACGTGGCGCCGCCGCGCTCACGCTGAAAGGCGGTCATCTCGGTGAGCGTGGGGCTGGTGAAAGCGGCGCCGGTGGCCAGCGCGTCGGGGTCGAGCGTGACGGTCAGCGTCAGCGTGGCCGGCGTGGCGCTGTACTGGCCCACGCTGTCGATCGCCTTGATCCAGAACTTCCAGGTGCCGGCCGGGATCGTGCCGCGGATCACCGCGCGCAGGCCGTCGATGCGGTCCACGAGCGTGGCAGCATCCCACGTGCCGCCGGTGGCGGAGTAGCGGATCTCGTACCGCCAGATGTCCAGGTCGACTGCGGCCGTCCAGTTCAGGTAGACGTCGCCGGCCACCTCGAACCCGCTGAGCGTGGCCACATCGCCCGGCGGCAGGCTCTTGCCGGCCGGGGTCAGCGAGGCGCTGGCATAGGCCGCGCTCACCGCGTTGATGGTGCTCAGCGTGTAGGCGCGCACGGAGTACGGCACGCCCTCCTGCAGCGGCGGAGTGGCGTACGCCGTGGTGATGGTGGTCCCGGCGTCGATCAGGCTGGCGCCGGCATACACCTCGATGCGGTAGCCGGCCGTCCACTGATAGGTGGGCGCGGTAATGGTCAACCGGGCGCGGCTGGCAAACGTGCCATTGTCGAGCTGGTAGACCTCTTCCGCCGCGCTCACGCCGGCCGGCGCCGGCGGCGCGGCGGGGTCGTCGAGCACGGTGTCGGCGTAGCTGACGCCGCTTTGCACGTCCGTCGAGTACACCGCCGGGTCGTATTCGTCGAGATCGAGCGCCCACTGGCCCGAGCCGGCGTGGCGCGGCGGCGCGATCACGCGCATCAGCTTGCTGGTGATGCCGGCAAAGCCGAGCGTCACCGTCACCACGTCGCCGACCTCGTGCTTGATGCCGCGGTCCCACACGGTGAGTGTGAAGGAAAGGTCGTTGAGCCCCAGCTTGTTCCGGCGTTCCACGGCCTCGCGATACGCCTGGCTGTACCGCTGGATGCCTTCGAGCCGAACGGTGGAAAGCCGCCGCTGGATCTCGTCCGGCAGCGGCGGCGAGACGGCGCGGCCCTCGGCCCACGGCGTTTTGCTGGTGTCGGTGTACAGCACCTCCACCTGCGTCGGCGCGTTGGAGAGATCGCGCTTGCGCAGGCTGCTCACGGCGGCGATGTCGCCGCTGGCATGGGCGTAGGTGGCCACGCTGGCGGCGGCCTTGTCCGGCACCAGGTACACAGTGGCGCCGCGGCGCACCAGGAACACGCTGGCGTACGTCTGCAGCGCGGCCAGCACGTCGTCCACGCGCTGCGCGGCCGTGCAGGTCCAGCCGATCAGCCGCTGCTTCTCGCCGCCGCTCATCGCGGTGTCGTTCCAGTTGGCGGCGGCCTGAACGCTGGCGGAATCCACCGCGAAGCCGCAGCCGTATACGCTGCTGGTGAGAAAGTCCGCCAGCGCGAGCGACGGGTTATCGGTGCCGATGGTCGTGCCGGTGCGGTAGTCGTAAACCTTGCGCCAGTTGACCACGGCCTTGAAATCCAGCGTGGCGAAGTCCTTGGCCGGGATCTTGAGCACCGTGTAGCTGTAGCCGGTGAGCGCGGCCGAGTACGTCACCGGCGGCGACTGCGCGGCAAAGGCGGCGACCATCGTGGCGTCGGCCGTCACCTGCGCGCCGGTGTAATCCGTGCGGGTGACGCCGGAGGGCAACGCGCTGTCGCCCAGGGTGACCGATTCGATCGAGTCGAGCGCAATGCCCCACAGCAGTTGAACGACCACGTGCGAACCGTGGCCCAGCACGTTGAGCACCTGCGCGCCGATGCGATCGCGCCCGTAGCCGAAGCGCACCGGGGCGCCGTCGGCGGCCAGCGTGAGCTGCTTGTCCTCGGCCTTGGTGCCGGCGCGGTTCAGGCGGCTGCCACTGCGCACCGGCTTGACCGGGAACGGCGTCATGCGCGCCCAGTCATCGCCGGTCATGTTCGTCACGGTATTGGAGATGACCGGCTCGAGGTATCCCCGGGTAGGGCCAATGACGATCTGCCCCGGCATCGCCAGCCCAAAGGCGCTGGCGTACTCGCTGGCCACGGCTACGCCTCCATCATCTGCACGCGAACAATCCACCATCCGCCGGGCTGCGGCTGCGGCTGCGGCGGGTTGGTGTAGCGCACGGTGTAGGCGGTGCTGGTGGCCGGATCGGTATAGCTGAACGAGTTGTCGCGGTCGCCGGAGTAGTGCGAGTCGATCGACGACTTCTGCGCCGCCGTGCAACCGAAGCTCAGGTCGAAGCTGCGCTTGTCGGCGGGGTAAAGCTGCCGCGTCTTCAGCGTGCCGTTGGTGGCCCGAACGTGCGCCTTGCCATCGGCGACCTCGATGCTTGAATTTTCCAGGTAGTACAGGCTCGGAAACGCGGCCATCAGCGCCCCCTCGTCACTACGTAGTTCTGCCCGTTCAGCCGCAGCCTTGTGCCGGCCGAGATCAGCGGCCCGAACGTGGTTGCCGTCACGTAGGTGCGCGGCGTAAACAGACTGGCCGTGGCGTTGCGCAGGCGTATGGTGGCGCGCTCGGGCGTGATCTCGGCATCTCCGCCCACCGCCTCGATCACCTGAATGAAGTCCGCATCCGCCGCGGTGGCCGCGGCGTCGTAGCCGTAAATGCGCACCGGCGTGCCGGCGATGCGGTTGACCAGCAGCAGGGCGGCGATCTCGTCGTCGGCGTTGCCGATCACCAGGCTGCCGTCGACCTGCGCCCCGTTGACCGTGAGGCCGGAGACATCCACATCGCGCGCGGACCACGTTTGCCCGGCGTAGCTGGTGTTTGCCCAACTCGAGGCGCGGTACGGGACCGCCCATCCGATGTAGACCAGCCACGCCGGCTTCTGCACTGCAGCGCCGTAGGCCGACTCCAACGCGGCGGACAGATCGGTCCTCATGCGCGCCCGCCGTTGACTTCGGCGCCGTCGAGCACGACGGTGACCTGCACCGGCCGGCTCAATGCGGCCGACACGGAATTCGCCACCGTTGTCGCCACGGCATTCATGCCCTCAGAGAACTTGCTGCCGACATCGGTCAGCGAGGTGTTCAGGTTGGTCATCATCAACGTCGTCTGGTCGGCCCAGCCGGCTTTCAGCGGTTCGAGCCATGGCGCCACTTTGGTGATCTCATCCTCGGGCATCGGCGACGGGCCGATCACCGGAATCGACTCGCCAGGCCGGAACGCGACCACCCCGCCGGCAAGTTGAGCCAGATCGATGCCGCCGCCCTGCATGAACGGCACCAGCTCGGCGAACGCGGCCGCCACGTTCAGCGCGGCCGCCAGTTGCTGCTGGCCGAGCTGCGTCGAGGCGTCGATGCTCTCGACCAGCGTGCGGAACTCTTCCTTGGTGTCCAGTCCGCGGATGTCGATGCCGGCGCCGGCCAGCGCCTTGCCGACCTCATAGCCCTTGATGGCAGCCTGCTCCTCGCCGGTGTAGTACAGCTCGACGAAGCTCGCCGCTTTCTGCAGGAACGAATCCAGCCCCCCGGTCATGCCGATGATCGCGTTGCGCGCATCGACACTCAAACCGGAAAGCTGCGTGAACGCGCCGCCCAGCGTGGCGGTGGCGTCGGACATCGTCTTGGCGGCGGAGGCGGCGGCGATCGCCGTATCGATCTGCTCCTGCGTGGCGGTGGCGATGTCGAGCTTGCCGAAATACTCGGCAAACGCGGGCGCAAGGTCGGCGCCCTGCAGGCCGGCCAGGAACATCCGGCTGAACTGCGCCTCGATGCGGCTTTGCAGGCTGTCGTTGCTGCCGTTGCTGTCGGCGAAGTACAGCGCCTTGCCCATCGCGTCGACGACATCCGCGCGCAGGTAGGCGCCGCTGTTCTCCGATCCGGTGGAGCTGTAAAGGCCGTAGGTCAGGTTGCCGGCGGTGCCGCCGAGGGACCGAACCGCCGCGTCGACGCCGCTGGAGATCGTGCCGACAAGGTCGTTGTAGTAGCCCGCACCGCCGAGCGCAAGGTTCGGCGTGTTGGCCGCGTAGCCGAGGCCGTTGGTGCCGGCGATGCCGTATTGCTGAAACGCCGGCGCGCGGTCGCGCCCGGTGCCCACGCCGCTGATGATGCGGTAGGCGGCGTAGGCGGCGGCAATGTATGGCGCGGCCATGCCCAGCCCCATGCCGCCGGCCGCGGCATAGCTGCCGTTGGCCCACAAACCCGACATGGCCGCCATGGACCCGGCGCCGCTCAGGCCGGAGACAATGCCGCTGCCCAGGCTACCGAGGCTGCCCAGCGCACCGAGCGCGCTGAAGCTGTTGCCGCCGCCACCGGCCGCCGCCGCCGCGGCGCCGGATCCGCCCATGCCCAGCAGCCCAAGCACCCCGCTGGCGGAGCCCTGCGCGAGCGGCTGGATGATCGGCCGCAGGACCAGCGTGGCAAACAGGTTCTTGGCGGTGTCGACTAGGTTTTCCAGAAAGCTCTTGCCGCTCTCGAACCCGCGCAGCAGCGCATCGGTAAGCGCGCTTTCGATGGTCTCGCTGGCCGTTTTCCACGCCTTGGCGCCTTCTTCGGCCGCCTCGACCGTGACGCGCTTGGCGGCGCCCTCTTTCATCAGATCGATCAGCGTCTGCTGAGCGCTGATCTGCGCGTTCACGGCGTTCAGCTCGGCGGCGGAAAGCTCCGGCACCAGCGCCTTGCGCTCGAGGTCGAGCAGGATGGTTTCCTGCTTGGCGATGTTCAGCCGGTCCATCGCCTCTTTGCCAAGGCCGAGCTTGGCGTTCTCCTCGATCTGCTTGTCAATGGCGGCGTTGATCGCTTCCAGCCGCCGGCCCTCGGCGGCGATCGAGTCCAGGTTCGCCTTCAGCAGCGCCTGCGCGCTTTTCTCGGCGGCGTCGTCGGCGGCCTTGGCTTTCTCGGTGGCCACCACGCGCGCCAGGCGCTGGCGCACGAGATCCTGCTCGGCCTTGGCGAGCTTGCCTTTGCCGGTGGCCCACTCGCGCTCAAGGTCGGCCAGCAGCTTCTCGCCCTTGGTGAGCTTGTCCGTGGCGCCGGCGGCGTCTTCCAGTGCGCCGACCTTCTGCTCGAGTTCGCGCCGGTAGGTCGCGGCCTTCTCCGCAGCGGCGGCGGCCTCGCGGCCGCTTTCGGTGAACCGCTGGCGCAACAGGTCCTGCATCACGGCGGCGGCCTTGGCGTCGATCGCGCCCGACTGCAGCGCCGCGTTCACGCGCTGCATGCCGCGCTCGTACTCCTCGTTTACGCCGGCCACCTGCACCATGGTGGTCTGCAGGTCTTTCATGGCACGAGACTGCCGCTCGGCGCGCTCGGCATCGATCTGCGCGTCTATGCGCGACGGGCTGGTACTGGTGAACGTGGCGGTCACGTTCACCACCTTGGCCTGCGCCGCTTCAAGTTCGCGCACCAACTGTTGCGTGTCGGCCAGGGCGTTTTTCAGCAGCAGGTTGTTCGGCTGCTCTTCCAGCGCCGCGGCGAGTTCGGTCAGCTCGGTGCGGGCCTCGGTCAGCCGGGCGGCGGTGCTCTGCACCTGATAGTTGACCGCGTTCAGCGGGTTGATGAAACGCAGCACTGCCGCGGTGCCGGCCACGAACTGGCCCCAGAAGCCATCGCCATCGGCGCGGGCGGCGCGCATGGATCCGCCGATGTCCGTAAAGGCGTCGGTCAGGATGTTGAGTTGCCCCGCCATGAAGCTGCCCACGCCCGCCTGCGCCGTGGATGTCTTCAGGTCCAGCCACGCGGTCGACAGCCGGTTCAGCGCCGCTTCCGTGCGCTGGCTGGCCTGCTCCACGCTGCCGCCGAATTCCTCGCGCAACTGGCGCGCGAACTGCGGCAGGAACTCGGTGCTGATCACCTGCCCGCGCTCGAGCATCTTGCTGAACTCGCCGGTGGTCACGCCCATCGCCCTGGCGGCAATCTGGAAAGCACCCGGCAGCCGCTCGCCCAACTGGCCGCGCATTTCCTCGGCCTGCACCGTGCCCTTGCTGATCATCTGCGTCAGCGCGCGGAACACGCCTTCGGTGTCCCACGCGGAAAGTCCCATGACCGCACTGGCCGAGGCCACGGCCTCGAACACGTCGCGCGCCTTCTGCCCTTCGATACGGGTGTCGCGGCTGGCGGCCATGAACAGCGCGTAGTAGTTGGCTGCACTCTGCAGTTCGAGGCCCAGCTTGTTGACCACGCCGCGCACGTAATCCATCTCGCCGGCGGCGTTGCCGCCGGTGGCGAGCTTCATGGTGATGGCAAACCGCTCGGAGAAGATCTGCGCATCCAGCAGCGCGCGGCCGACCTCGGTGATCTTCTGCGTCACCGTCTGAATGGCGCCACTCACCAGGTTCCACCCCGCCCAGATGCCAGTGAGCACGGAGCCCTGCGCGCCGTAGTCGCGCAGGCGCTCGCGCGCGGTATCGGTGGCGGAGGCCGTTTCCTTGATGGCCGCGGTGGTCTGGCTGGCGGCGGACGACACCTTGCCGGTAAAGGCGGCATCAACGTCGGCGGCAAGCTGCTGGAACTTCTTGCCGACAGCCAGCGATATGTCGTCTTCGAAGTCGACGCCGATCTTCAGGTCGACGCGGGGTTCAGCCATGCTCTGCCTTCTTGGGTTCGTGCGGCGTTTGCGCCACGGCGGCGATCACGGACAGGTACGCCAGGTCCAGCGCCCGCATGGCGTTGATGTCGGCCGCGGACAGCGGGGTGCGGGTCAGCCGCATCCACGCGGCCATTTCCAGCCACGACAACGGCTGCGCGCCGGCAAACCCGGCCTGCCGGCCGAGTGAAAGCTGCTGGAACGCGCCCCACAGCCAGGCCAGTTCTGGCGGGCACGGCGGGCCGATCAGTTCCGGGGGCTGGCGCCCCTGCTTCAGCGCGCGCTGCAAATGCACCCGCAGCAACACGCCGTCGACGCGGGTATGGTCTAGCTTGAACTGATGCCGGCCGAACTCGACAAGCTCGCGTTCGGCTTCGGCGCGAAGTTTCCCAGGTCGCGCGCCTGCTCGATGACCTGCAGCCCCATCCAGGCATGGCGCCGGTACACGGCGCGCGCCGACTCCAGGCTGAACGCCAGCTCGGCGCCGCCGCTGGTGACGCCGCGCCAGCCGATGGTGCACACGGCCGCCAGCTCGACGGCGCGCGCCTCGGATTCCTCCGGCGTGAGTTCCGGCGCGGCTTGGCCGCGGCGGCGCGCTTGCGTGAGGCGCTGCGCATCGGAGCGCATGCGCTCCTGCAGATGGCGGGTGACCCGATCGCTCTCCATGCCGCGCACGGTGACGAACACCGGCAGCGGCTCGAGCGTTAGCGGGTGGTTCAACTGGAATTCATGGCCGGCCTCGCAAGAGGCGGCGACATCGATGCTGTCGAGATCGAACACTGCGACTCCGCTGAAAAAAGGTTGCGAGCCCGGGAATCGAACCCGGTGCCTGCGCGTTATGAGCGCGCCGTGCAGCCGTTACACCTGCTCGCGAAGGGGGAGAGGGAAAGGGTGCCGGGTTGCGCAGTTGCCCGCCCGGCGCGGGCGCATCCCGCAAGGAGACGCGGGGGCGGAGAACCGGCGGATGAGCAGAAGCCGCCGGAGCCGACTGCGCGCGGCCGACGCCGTTACGCGGCGAGCGAGTCCTGCACCAGCAGCGTGGTGTCCTCGAATCCGGTCTTGGCGCTGCCGCGGCCGGCCTCGAAGTCGAAGCTGATGGTGAGCGCGTTCTCGCCGCGCGCGATGCTGCCGCCGGCCAAGCTCACGTTCGGCAGGCAGAAGCTGAAAAAATCAGACGTGGCGGCGCTGCTGGCGTCGAACCGGCCGACGATCGCCACGCTGGTTTCCTGATCGAAGTAGTCGTAGTAGGTGGCGCTGTCCAGGTACAGCGTGGCGCGGCCGCTCACGGCCACCGGGCCACCGAGCACGTCGGGGCTCTTGTTGACGAACACGGCCTTCAGCGGCTGCATGCCGCTGTCTTGCGTGAGGCTGAACGCGGTCAGCACGCCGACCTGCACGCCCTCGATGAACGCCGCACCGGCAAGCGAGCTGTACACCGTGGAGCTGCCCTCGCCGGTGGGCGAGGTGAAGTATTGCGCGGCGCCCTTGACGACATCCTGCGCCATCAGATCGAGCCCGAAGGTCACGTTGTCGTTGTCCGACAACTCGACCGAAAAACCGCCCACGCGAACGCCGTCGGCCCGCAGGGAAAGCGAGGCGTCGGGCATCCAGCGCTCGATGGAGAAAAAGTCGTTCGTGTGGCCGGTGGTCGGCACGTAACTGATCTTGCCCGGGATGCTCACGGTGAGCGAGTCGCCGCTGGTCTTGGCGGCCACGGCTTCGGCCACCGTCATCGCCGTGGCGGTCAGCGCGATGATCGTGAAGTTCTTGCTGTTGTTGGCCACGCCGGTGGTCGTCCAGCCGGTGAAGCGGACCACCATGCCGACGCGCAGGCCATCGCTGATCCACGAGCCCGCCGCGCGCGTGAACTGCGGCGCCCCCACGGTGGCGGTGACGTTCGTCAGCGAGGTGATGTTGGTCACGGCGGAGAAGTCCCGCCGCAGCGCGCTGGCGATGAACGGCGCGTAGGTGCCGCCGGAGAGCAGCCCGCTGGCCCGCCCGGCGCCGCGGCGCAGGCCGTGCCGCGGCATCGGCCGCTGGTAGTCGGTGCGGATCTCGGTGTTGCGCAGCAGTTCCTTGGTCAGCGCCACGTTGTATTCCGTGCGCCGCAGCGCCTGCGCGCTGGATGCGGTGGGCACAGTACCGTAACTGCCGGTGCCCTTCTTGTAGGCGATGACTTCGCCGACTTCCTTCTGAACGGCCATGAGTGGTGCTCCCGAATGCGGCGGCTACGCTTGTGTGCCCGGCGTGCCGAAGCGGGCGAAATACAGGGCGGTGAACGACAGCGCCTGCTTCAGCGCAGGCTGCTCGCCGTTGGCGTCGACTTCCTTGGGGCCGAGGGCGAAGTCCGTGATCAGCTTGCAGGCGCCGCCGAGCGTGCCGTCGCCCGCCAGGGCAGCCTCGACCTCGCCCCAGATGGTTTCGATGGTGGCGTCGTAGTCGCCGCTCTGGCGGACCACCGCCAGCACGACCACCGCCGGCCGGCGTTCCTGCAGTTGCGGCCAGCTCTTTTCCTGCCCGCGGAACTGCTCTTCGTCCACCCACACCACGAGCGCCGGCAGCTCGGCCTCCGCCAGCGGCCGGTGCAGCCGCGGCGCAAAGACGTTGCCGCCGGTGGTGGCCAGCCCGGTGAGCGCCGCCATGACGGCGCTGCGGATGTTCTCGCGCGAGGTGGGCATCAGTCGCCGCTCAGGCGCATCAGGTGCGCGGTATCGAACACGCCGTCTATCGAGGCCATCAACCGCACGACCTGATAAGTCTGCCCGCCGCGCAGCAGCGTGTCGTCGAGCGACAGCGCGCCGGAAACCGCGGTGGCGCGCGGCTGCGTCATGTCGACCAGGCCGTCATCGCCCTGCCCGTACATGACGCGAAACGCAATGGAGCCGGGCTGGTCCCAGATGACGCGGACCGTGCCCGGCCCGCCGTTGACCGGCAGGTCCTCGCCAAAGTCGGCGAGGAAGACGGCGGCATCGGCGGAGAAGTCCATCACGGCACTAGGACGCCAGCTTGTCGCGCGCCATGAGGATGGCGCTTGCCAACACCGGCCCCGTGGTGACGGTGGCCACCAGGCGCACGTGCGAGCGGATCTTCTTCTTCTCGACCGACAGCCGGCCCGTAGCGCCGGCCGTGGTGATCGAAGCACTGGCCACGGCCGGCGAGAGATCCGCAGCGCCCGTGCCGCTGCCGTCGGTGGCGTCCTGCAGCTTGAAGATCACGCTGCCGGTGATGGCGCCGCAGTTGTACAGGAAGGTCAGGATCCCTTCCAGGTTGCCCACCGCGAGCCACGGGCCGTTGTTGGCGCCCGCCGACCATGAGGTGGCCCGCAGCGCCTCGGCGGGCGTTGCGGCATACGCTTCACTTGCCAGCATCTTTGCTTCCTTTCGCCGGCTTCGGTGCCAGCGCTGGGGCGGTTTCGATGGTCATCGGACCCGAGCGGGCAACCGGCGCACCGGCAACCAACTCGGCCTTGCCCATGGCGACGATCTCCCGGCCGATGGGGTCCGGGAGATCGAGCACCGTTCCGGGCTCCTGGCGCTCTCCCTTGTGAAGGAAAGCGCGCGTCACTTTCACCTGCATGGCGGATCAGCCGGATCAGGTGATCGACGAGGCGTAGCTGAACGCCCCAGGGTAGGACACCCCGACATCGCAGGTGTACCAGCCGCGCACGGCCGTCAGCCCGCGCGTGAAGTCGCTGAACGGGTTGGTCATCAGCTCGAGCACGCCCCACTCCGCCAGGATGACGCCGGGCCACCATCCGAACAGCATGGTGGCACTCGACATCTGGCCGCTGGCCATGGCGCGGAAGCCGAAGAGCGAACCTTCGAGCAGGTTGCCCTGCCACAGCCGCGTGGTGCCGGTGGACGGCAGTTCCGGCCGCGCCGACAGCAGCGCCGCCACGGCAGGCGTGGTGACGTAGCCGCAGCCCGGCATCAGGCCATTGTTGGCGGCGACATCGCTCTGGAACTCCAGGACGCCCGCAGCGGCGAGCGACGTGCCGCTCACGGAGCCGACGCCCGAGGTGCCGACGATGCCCTGCGGCTGGCCGCTGGCGCCGCTGCCGCGCAGGATGCCCACGTCGAGCGCCAGGCCGATGTCGCGCGCGATGCGCGTGAGCACCAGTTGCTCGGCGTCGGGCGTGGACTGCGAAATGAGCTGATGCGACAGCTCGGTCAGCGCGGCCACGTTCTTCGGCGAGAGCGACAGTTGCCCGATGGTGGGCTGGCTTTCGGTGATCTGCGTCGTCTCGTCGGAGAGCCAGTACGCGGTGTTGCCGGCCGTCATCTTCGGGATCGTGACATTGCCGACCAGTCCGGGCAGGCGCTGAACGCCCATGCGCAGGCCGACGCTGGTGTTGCTCAGCAGGTCGATGAAGTTGCCCGGGCGGTTCTGCGTGCCGATCAGGTAGTTGGAGCCCGACACGCCGGCGGCCGTCATGTCGCGCATCATCACGTCCAGCGGCACGAAGAAGCTGGTTTCCGTGCGCGGCAGCTTGTTCAGCCGCTTGCTGATCTCACGGTTGCACTCCAGCTCGAGACCGGCGTTTTTCCAGTCGCGCGACATGCTGGAACGCAGGGCGCGCATCACCGAGTAGTGGCGCACGTCCTTGGCTTCGAGGTCGAGCTTGGCCAGGCCCTGCGGGTTGTTGCGGCCGCGCTCGTCCAGGATGCGGACCAGATCGTCGCTGATCTGCTTCCAGCTCGCGCCGGACTGAATCCAGTGATCGGCATAGCGCTCGTCGAGCTTGTTGGCCCGGCACAGGTTGTTGACCGCCTCGCGGTGGTCCTTGGTCGCCTGCACCGGGTCGAAGACCGCGGCGGCCGGTTGCTGGACCTGCACTTCCGCGACTACGCCCGCGGCGGCGGTGTTGCTGTCAGCCATGTTTTTGGCCTCCGTATGAGCGGCGGCTGCCGCGGGTTGTGAAACAGCCGGCGAGGCCGCAGGGCGGCCCGCCGTTCGGCCGATGCCGACGGAGTTGTCCGCCGGCACGGTGACGAGTGAGTTCTCGAGCGGCTCGAAGTCGACGATGCGAAACACCACCGGCTCGTCGTCGGCGCGCTCGAGGCGGCCGGCGGCAGCATCGAGCGCGCGGAAGAAAGCGCCGCGGTCTTCGGCGCCGGATTCGGCGGCGCGGGACAACAGCCCGCGGAACAGCGCGCCGTCGTGCTCGCGCTCGATGCGCTGGCCGTCCTTGGTGGTCGACTGCTCGACGACCTTGTGAATGCGGTAGCCGACGCTGGCCTTGACCAGAATGCCGCGCTCCACCAGGCCGATGGTGTCGCGGCCTTTCTGCGTGACGCTTTCGATGCGCACCTGCCCGCGCAGCACGCGGTCTTTGTCGGCGCGAACGCTGCCCGGCACGTGAGTGCCGCGCAGGTCGTTCCAGTCGTGATTGAACAGCAGGGGGGCGCCGTCGTTCAGGCGGCCCAGCCGAACGGATTTCTCGGAGATGTCGAGAATCTCGACGCCCCACCAGCGTTCATAGGGCTCTTCCGAGGCGAACGCCATCTCGACAGACAGATCGCCGGTGGCCCCGTCGCGCTTTGCAGCGCCGAGGCGAAACTCCCGGTCAAGGTCCATGCACACTACCTCCGAAGTGAAACGACCCGCTCGTGGCGGGCCGTCTTTTGCCGTTCGTCATCGCCCTGCGGCGGATCGTCCGGCGAGACAGCCTCTTCAGGCTCTTTCGTTTCTTCGACCGTGGTGTCCACGTCGATGCCGGCCTGCTCGAACATTTCCAGCTCGCGCTTGCGGGTGGCGATCACGTCTTCGATGTCGAGGCCGCCGGCGGTCTGGCGGATCACGTCGCTTACGGTCGTGAAGCCGGCCCGCACCGCTTCCTTGTAACTCTCGACCTCGCGCGCCGGGTCGATCCACTGCCAGCCGCGGCACTTGAAGATCGCCGCCTCGAACTGGGCGGGGCGCAGCCAGTATTCCGCCGGTGCCACGGCACCGATGGCCTCGGCTTCCATGGCCCGCTGCAGCCACAGCCGATGCAGCGGCTGGCGGAAGCTGCGCACCCACCACTGCTGCAGCACGCGCCACAGATCGCGGTCATCGAGCAGCGCCAGGCGCGAACTGCTGTAGTTGCTCTGACTGTAGTCCCGGCTCAGGCTTTCGTAGCTGGGGCCGACGCCGGCCGAGATCTCGCGCAGCATGTAGCGCATGAACGGATCCAGCGCCGTGTTCGGCCGGTTGGGCGAGTGAAACGAGAACTTCTCGCCGGAGCCAAGCTGCTCGATGGCCAGCGGTTCGATGTGCATTTCCGGCCGCGCCGCTTCGCCGGTGCCGGCGGTCGTGCCCAGCGGGTTGTCGGGGTCGTTGGTTTCGATCGTCCCGAAGTACATGCTGGCCGCCCGCGCGGCGGCCAGCTCGCTGGCGGTGTACTCGTTCATGTCGTCGAGCTTGCGCAGCGTGGCATGCAGCCACGGCTCGCCGCGGCTTTGCGGCCAGCGATCGATCAGCCGCAGGTGAAACATCTCGTCGGCTGGCACGCGCTCGTAGCGGTCAGCGCGCTCGCGCTCGCGCAGATCGCCCGGATGGCCGCGGCGCACCCAGTAGGCGAGCGCGCGGCCGAAAGCGTCCTGTTCGACGCCCATGACCAGGAACGCGCCGGGCGTGACGCCGTCGAAGCGCATGTAGTCCTCGGCCAGCCGCTCGGGCTCGACGACTTCCAGCGCCATGGGTACGCGGCTGCGGCCCAGCGACACGCGATGCGCACGGACCAACACCTCGCCGGCATCGAACACCTGTCCGATGAGCAGCCGCTCCATGTCGGCAAAGTGCAGCGCGCCGCCCGTGTGGCACGCATCGGCGGCGCACCAGGCACCCCAACCGGCCTCGATGGCGTCGTTGACGGCCTTGCGCAGGTCGCCGGATTCCGTCATGACCTGCGCCTGCACGTCGATGCCGGCACCGACGACGTTGTTCTGCACCAGCAGCCGGGCGCGCTTGGCGTAGGCGCTGTCGCGGATCATCTGCCGCGACCGGGCGCGCAGCATTTGCAGGCTGGAATGCAGCTCCGCGTCCGCGCTGGCGTTGCCGCTGCTGCCGAACCATGCCGTCAACCGAGACTGCCGCGCTGCAGCGTACATGCGCGTGGTGGGCACCATTTTGGGCGGCGCCGGCGGCAACATGCGCGTCGGCACCGCAAAAAACGACGCCAGCCCGCGCCGCAGGCGCGTCATCAGCGGCTCACCCACGGCCGAGCCTCAGATAAGTGCGGTACGGGTCCGGCTCGCCGCGCTCTCGCGCGGTGCGGCGGCGCTCGCGCTTCAGTTCCATGGCGATCTCCGATTTCAGTTGCAGCAGCGAGGACATGGCCTTGTCGGGGTCCGAGTAGCGCATGCGCCGGTCGCCGATCTGGTACTCGAGCACGCCACCCATGGCGCCGTTGCCGGTGCCGACAGCCGCGGCGCGGGCGGCGGCGTCGCCGATGGCGTCGATCACGTCGTCCCACGCTTTCTGCGCCGGGCTGCGGCCGTCGTACCCCGCCGCGGCCGTGCGCGGGTTGGCTTTGATCTCGCACTGATCGAACAGCGGCTCGACCGTGTAGACCTCGGCGCCCTTCTCGACCCACGCGGCCACGGAGTACCAGCCGGCGCCCCACAAGGCGGTGACGCTGGCCGGCACGGCAATCCAGTAGTCGTCGCCGCTGGTGGCGGCGGTGATGGCGATGGCGGTGCCGGCACCGGAGCGCGGCAGCAGCCGGTACTTGAGCGTCCAGCCGTCGGCATGGGCGTAGACGATGCCGTCCGGCCCGGTCGGCGCCGGCGTGGTGAAGCTCAACGTGTCGCCGGCGACCAGCGTTTGCACTTGCGTCATTGCAGATCCCCGAGCTTGCGTTTCGGTACGCGCGCGGCCGGCAGCCGGGGCGCGCGCACGTTGCCCAAAGCCAGCCGCCCGCCGGCGGCCTGTGGTGCCGCGCTGCCGATGCGGCGGGCCCGCGCTTCGGCGGCCTCGACCCCGAAGCGGCGGGCAGCAATTTCCAGCGCGGCATCGCGCAGGCGCCGCGGGCCGAACGATTCGATGTCGTCCAGACCGTAGGCCGAGAACGCGCCGCCGGCGGCGGCCTGCTCGGTCACCAGGGCGGCAAAGATGCCGGAGGCGGCAATCACGTCGCCGCCGGCCGCCTGCTCTGCCACCGTGGCGAGCCAGTACAGATCAGCCGCCACGGCATCGGCCGCGGCCAGCGTCTCCGAGAGATCCGCGGCGCGAATGGTGATCGGCGCGAAGGATCCCGCGGCAGCCGCGGCGTCGCTCACCTGCACGCCAGCAACCACGCCGGAGATCAGATCGCCGCCCGCGGCGGCGGCATCCGCCAGCGCGGCGGGCGAGGTCAACTGCGGCGCCAAGGCATCAGCGGCATCGGCTTGCGCGGCCAGGGAGACCTCGCCCTGCCCCTGCCCGAGCACCGCATCCGTTGCGGCAGCGGCATCCGCCAGCGCCGCGGGCGCCGTGAGCTGCGGCGCCAGCGCGTCGGCAGCCGAGACCACGGCGGCAAGCGCGGCCGCGCCCACCCCTTGCGCGGACAGCGCTTCGGCAGCGGCGGCAGCATCCGCCAGAGTGGCTGGCGCGGTCAGTTGCGGCGCCAACGCATCGGCAGCATCCGCCTGCGCGGCGACGACGACGTCGCCCTGCCCTTGCGCCGTGAGCGCATCCGCCGCCGCGGCGGCATCGGCCAGCGCGGCGGGCGCGGTGAGCTGCGGCACCACGGCGTCGGTGGCCGTGGCCGCATCGTCGATCGCCGCTGCGCCCGAGCCCTGCGCGGCGAGCTGCTCGGTGGCTGCGGCGGTGGCGGCGACATAGGCCGTCCGGCTTGTCGCCAACGGCACCCGCAATTCCGCCCGGGCGATGCGGATGTCGACGGTCGACTGCAGCGCCGAGGTGTACACGGCGTCCGCCACGGCCGAATCCGCCAGCGCCGCGCCGACGATCAGTTCGGCCGCCATCGCGTCGGCAGCCACCGCCGCCTCAGAAACGGCCGCAGGGGCGATCAGCGACCCGGCGAGGGTATCCGTCGCCGCCGCCGCGTTTGCAAGCGCAGTGGCCGACGTCGTGGCTCCGGCAAGGCTTTCCGAGGCGCCGGCAGCCGCGGCAAGCTGCGCGGCGATGCTGGTCGCCAGCGGCACCCGGAGTTCCGCCCGAGCGATGCGGATGTCGGTCGTCGGCGCCTGCGGGGCAGCGTCCACCGCGCCGGTCGCCGCCGCGGAGTCGGCCAACGTGGCCGGCACCGTCAACTGCGGCGCCAATGCGTCTGACGCCGCCGCGGTGTCGCCGGCCGCCGCCGCGAACGTGCCCTGTGCGGTCAGGCTATCCGAGGCCGCCGACGAGTCGGCAAGTGCCAACGGAGGCGGCGTGTAGTCCACCGTGAGGCGGACGTACTCGATGACGAACGTGACCGCCGTGTTGCTGTTGCCGCGCCGCGACCGGGAGCGCAGCCGCACAACGTCCGCGGTGCGCAAGTCCGACAGCGAGATGCCCGAGACGACCGTGTGCGTTAGCGCCGTGTCCGACGCAGGCTCGCTGGTGTTCGACTGCTCCGTGCCGACCGAAGTCGTGCTGATGAACAGTTGCGCGTACTGCTCGGCAATCGAAGACGTCGTGCTGACCGCAAACGCCAGTTGCGCAGCAACCGAGTTGATGGTCGAACCGTCGGGGATGTCCGAGGTCGTGAAGGCCGGGAACCCCCAGTAAGCGGACACGTCCGCGTTCTTGGCCGGCGCGCAAGTAGCCCACGCCGAGTCGCCAGTCGCATAAGCGTTCGCCGGACTGGTGTAGCCCGTCGTGATCGCCGTGTGCGCGTTCGCGTACTTGGTGAGGGTCGGCACGTCAGTGCACCGTGAAGCGGTGCTGCAACTGCGAGTGGTTGCTGATCGCGGCGGCCTCGCCTTCGGTCAGCGTCCAGACGTACTCCTGCCCGGCCACCGGCGAGGCGATCGTGCGCGTGGCGATCTGCGTCCCGTTGACCAGCACCTCGACTTCGAGCGATCCGCTTGGCGTGAACCCGTCGGCCAACGTGATGCGCAGTTCGTAGCCGGCATCGACCGAGGGGTCGTCGAGGTCCGAGCCGTCCGGCCGCTGAATCTCGCCCACGTAGCTCGACTCCGTGGCCGTGCAGCGGATGTAGGTGCCGGCGTCCTCGTCCTTGAGCAGCGCGGCAAAGTCCGTGCCGGCGCTCGCGGTCCATGCGCCGACGCTGACGTCGGTGTACGGGCGGCCGGGCTGATAGCCGCTCGACCCAAGCGCGTCGGCCGCGGCCACCGCGTCAGCAACAGCGCCGTTCGCCGTCAGTTGCGGAGCGAAGGCGTCGGCAGCCGTTGCGGCGTCGGCCAACGCACGGTTGGCCGTCAGTTGCGGCGTCAGCACCTCGGAGAGCGCGCCGGCACCGGCGAGCGCCGCGTTGGCGATCAGAGAAGCGCCGAGCGTGTCGCCGAGCGCAGCGAGATCGGCAACCGTCGCAGAGAACGCATTCTGCGCCGCGGTAAATGTGTCGGCGGAAGCGGCGGAGTCCGCGACCGCGGCGGAAACCGTTAGCTGCGGCGCAAGCGCGTCTGCGGCACTTGCGGAATCTTCCAGCGAGGCGTTGAACGACCCTCCGCCCGCGCTCGTCGGAGCGGTGTCGCCGTTGGTGCCGACCCCGAACTTGCGCCACTTCTGAATGGTGCTTGTTACCGCACCAGCCAGTATGCCAACCCACCCGGCGGCAGTGACCTCCGAGTCGGTGGTGTCAATCTCCCAAGTGCTCGGCTCCGTGTCGCCAGCCAGCCATTGACGGGCCTTGATCGACGTGCCGACGACTCGCATCCGCACCGCGTACCACGTGTCTGCGACCGGCGTGAACGCAGTTCCTGTTCCAATCGTTGTGTTTGTACCGCCGACAACCTTGCCGATTTGCAGGCCGTTATTCCGCATCCGACACACGTAAGCGGTAGGGCCGTCCACTGCGCGGCCGAAGTATTGCCGGTGCCCGGTACTCGACAGCCATGCCGACTGCGAGATCTCGCTGTAAATCTCGAAGTCGTCGCGGTCGGCGTCCGCGTCAATGTCGTCCCAAGAGATGCCCTCTTGGGTGTTTCCGGACTCCGAGAGTTCGTCGCCGCTGACGCTCCATGTAGCGGCTGTCTGCCAACGGTCGGCAGTCCAGTCCGCTATGCCGTCGGTGAAGTCGCGGAAGTAAGTCGCCATGTGGCGGCCCCCTAGCCTTCTACGTCAACCACGTCACCCGATTCAACGTCGGTGTCAGTCTGCAGCTGCCCCTTGAGATGTTGCAGGATTTCGCGGATGGTGGACTGATTGTTGAGCCCGGTGAACGTGAAACCAGCGTTTGTCAGGAACGTCTGCACGGCGCTGCGAGTGCCGGCAGGCACAGTGCCCCACGTGTTGTCCAAGCTCGCGTCGGGCATGATGCGGATGTCGTTGTCGTCGCCGAACTGGCTGACGTTGTTCGTCGCCAGTTGCCCGAGGCAGAAGTTGAACCCGGTCTTTGTCCACACGCGATAGTTGACGTTCGGGTAGGAACCAACCTTTGGCTCCCACTCGTTTGGGTCGACCTCGACGAGACGACACACGAACCAGCGTTTCATGGCCCCTCCACGGTGACAGTCAGGGTTGTATCCGTGCGCGCGTCAACGCGCACCGTGATGCCGAGCGCCGGGCTCGACCACTGCTGCCCGACGCGCAACGCGCCGTTGCGGTGGTCGTTGTCGCCGGGCGTCATGTCGAGCAGACAAGAACTGCTGATGCAGTTCGCGTAGTAGGACCGGCCGCTGGCGGAGATCGCGTGCCACGCGCCGCGCACGGTCAGCATGGCCCCGTCGGTGTAGCTGTTGAGCGACAGCTTCGTGAGCATCCGTGCGTCGAAGCCGAGCGGCGCCCGGTACTCGATGTAGAGCACAAGCGGCGAATGCGTCGTCGCCCCCGGCATATGCCCGAGATTGACCGCCACCGCGCTCGGCAGCGGACCGGGCGTGTAGGCGGGTCCGATGACGTAGGTCGCCTTGCCGCTGGTGTGCGCGACCGGCTGCGACCAACGCAGGATGCTCCGATGCGGAGCCGCGGTGGTCTGGTACTGGCCGGCCGTGCCCATGACGTCCGCCGAGTTGCCGTACTCTCGGCCGGTGCAGTACGGGCCGAGCGGCACGCCGCCGATGCAACCGAGGCTGTTCGCGTGCCCGACGCCTTCAGTGTGCAGAAGCTCGTGCGCGAGGACCGCGATGTTCGGAGTTCCCCACATGATGACGAGCTTCACGGACTGCATGGCAGTGCCGGCCTCGTTCATGTAGTAGAAATTGCTCGCAAACGAGTTGCCGCAGCCGCCCTGCGACCGCACAGCGGACAGCACGAGCGTCTTGTAGTCCTCCAAGCGGTAGCCGGCCGCGCGGATGGCTGCCGCCAGCAGCGGGTAGCTCGGCGTGTTGCACGTCCCGGTCGGCCACGTCTGCGGCAGCACCAGCGCCGTCGGGATCACGTCGCCGGTCAGCGCGTGCGCGCCGCCGCTGCCTTCGGCGTAGAACGCCCGAACCGAGTTCGGCGCCGTGAACAGCGCCTTGCTCCACGAAGCCGGGCTGGCGACGTTCGGCTTGTCCGAGTACCCGACGACGACGCCGAGCACGCGCGTTTCAGCCGCCATGCCGCCCGTGGCGACGAGCATGGCGACGAGCGCCGACAAAAGGCGCTGCACGGTTACGACACCGTCTGCGTCAGCGTCACGGTCACGTTGATGACCGCGGTGTTCGTGACTGCCTGATCGCCGCCCGAGAACGCGGCGGCCGAGTACAGCGTGCCGGTCGTGCCGCTCTTGGTGCTGTTGCTGGCGATGAAGCCGCCTTTCACGGTGCCGGAGTCGGAGAACGTGAACGACACCGCGCTCGACGACTGCTTGGTGACGCTGTTGCTCGTGGTGACCGCGGCCGACCACGAGATCGACGGGCGCGTGCCGGCACTGTAGGTCGGCGTGTTGGCGCCGTTGCCGCCGCACTCGGCCCAGCCGGCATGGGACGACATGGTGTCGGTCGTGGCGACCGCCGTCCACCCGGTCGAACCGATCAGGCCGAGGTACCACGCCGCGGTGTAGCCCGAGCCAGCGAAGTACTTGTCGAGCATGTCGCCGGCGCCGACGCGGGTGACCGCGTTGTGCACCTGCTCGGCCCACACGCGCACCGGGCGCGGCCAGTTGGCGTGCTGCTCGCGCAGCTTGATGCAGCGGTCGGAGTCGCCCAGGCCGGCGCGTTCCAGCGCGGTGAACTCCTCGGCCAGCGCGGCAACGTGCGCGCGGTCCTGCGGCAGCACGTCGAAGCACTCGAAGTCGTAGACGAAGTGCGCGGCCTCGATGCCTTCGGCCATCGCCGCGGCAACGGCGCGGCTGACGCCCATGTTGTCGCCAGCGGCGGCGCGGTGCTCAGTGTTGCTCATCGGATGCCTCCGCTTCGACCTGCAGCGCCGGATCGGCGACCGAGAACGCGCGCGTGTGCACCGCGCCGGCCGCGTCGGTGTACTCGACCTTGACCGCAACGACGCGGCCCTCTTCCTCGCTGTACTGCGAGCCGACTACCGTGCCCACGATGTCCGGGATCACGTAGCGGACCTTGGTGCCTTTTTTCATTGCCTGCCTCCTGCAAACTGTTGCCCGGAAATCACCGCCGAAAGCTCGGCGACAAACTGCCCCTGCGCCCGCGCCTGATCAACGCCGCCGGCGGCAGCTCGCTGGCCGCCGTGGCGACGGCAGCGGTTTCGTCTGCACGCTCCGCTTGATCGAGCAGCTCGATTTGCGGCTGCGCGCCGTAGATGCGCTCGCGCTCGCGCCAGACGGCCTCGGCGTGCCGGCCAGTCATGGCGTAAAGGAAAGCGGCGTAGCCGTACACGAGCAGGTCCCACGCCTCATTGCGGGCGCCGGTCTTGACCCACCAATAAGCGGCGTTGCCCTGCCGATCGCGGCGGCGCTCGCGCTTCTCGGCGACCAACTGGTCGAAGTAGTCGTCGGCGTAGCCGAGCGGCCAGTGAACAAAGCCCGGGCCGTGCTTTTCGATGCCCATCAACCGGTTGTGCAGCAGGTTCTTGATCTGCTGCGTGCCGACATACCGCACCTGCGCGCCGCCGGGCACCGGCTTGCCGCGGAAGTTGATTTCCTCGGTGCGCGGCTTGCCCAGCATCTGCGCCCGGTACGCCGGAGCCCCGCGAATGGCAAACCAGTGCCGGCCGCGGGCCTGCGCATCGCGGCAGAAGAGCTTGACCTCGGCGTCGAAGTGGCCGCCGGCGTCGATCGCCGCGGCGTCGACGCGGATCATCTGCCCGCTGATGTGGCGGATCGGCGCCTCGAGCAGCTCGCGCACCTTGACCCAGGTGTCGGTGCTGGCCGGGCTACCCCAGATCTCTCCGTGATGCAGCCCCCAGCTTTCCTCGCCGCGACCGTAGGCCCGGATCTCGACCGCCAGGCGGTTGTCCTGCGTGTCGATTGAGGCCACCACCACCAGCCCGGCGGCCGGGCACGTAAACAGCGGGTAGTTCTCCCGCCGCTGGCGCAGCTTGTCGGCAGTGACCGCGGCCCGCAGCGTTTCTGCCCACGGCACGCCAAGCTCGTTGTTGGCGAAGGTCTTGCGCGCTTCGGTGTCGCCCAGCTTCTCCGCCTCAAGGGCGGCGTCGTACTCGGCCGCCAGATTCGACCACGGACGCCAGCCCACCGGCGCAATCAGGCTCGGCAGGTGCCAGCTTGCGACACCGCGCTCGCCGTCGGCCGTGCCGCGCCAGTGAGCCAGCCCGGCTTCGCGCGCCTGCGCTTCGGTCATGCCGGGCGTGCGCGCGTAGCTGCGGGCCTTCCATGCGTGCTCGGCAAAGCCCTCGCCGCAGGCTTCGCAGTAGTGCTTGACGCTATCCGGCTCGCCCGCGTCCCACTTGAATCGCGCCCAGTCGAGCACCTGCGCGTGGCCGCAACTTGGGCACGGGATGAACCACCGCCGCCGATCGCCTCGCCCGAACTGCTTTTCGATGGCGCTGCGGCCTTCGATGGTGGGCGTGCCGTCGCCGTAGATCTTGGCCCGCCGGCCAAAGTTCGACGTTCGTTTCTTGGCCAGGTCGATCGGGTTGCCCTGATCGTCGAGGTCGAGCACGTACTCGTCCGGCTCCTCGAACTTGACGTATCGGATCGTGGCGCTCTTCAGCGCGCCGACCCGATTGGCGCTCACCAGCCGCATGACCCCGCCGGGGTACTTCTTGCGCAGCTTGGTGTTGTTCGCACCGGTGGCGTCGGCGTCGCGCACACGGCGGCGCAGTTCCCGCGTGGAGCGGCGCATCTCCTCGAACCGCTGCAGTTCCCACTGCTTGGCGTCTTCGATCGTGGAAAACACCACGAGGATCGAGCCGGCTGCGGTGCAGATCGCGGCGCCGATGAAGTTCTCGCCGCAGGCGCTGCCGCCGACCTGATGGCCCTTCATCACCCAGCCTTCGCGCACCGCAGAGCCCGGCGACATCGTATCCATGATGTCGACCAGGTACGGCGTGCGTTCGTTGCGCCACGGGCCGGGCTCGGGCGTGTCGGGCGGCAGCACGCGGTACTTGGCCGCCCAGTCGGAAATGCTGACTTTCTCGTCAGGCCGCAGCGCGCGAGCGATCGCCCGCAGGTAAATCGCTGCGGTGGGGCTCATGCTTCGTCGTCGTCTTCCTTCTCTCGCACGGCAGAGGCCGGATCGAACGCGGACAGCACTGAGGTCAGTTCAGCCTCGATGACCTGCTCCGTGCGAAACGGGTCTTCCTCCGCCGCCAACTGGTCCTTGATGCGCGCCGGCACGTTGAGGATGGCGTCACGCAAAGCGCGGTAGGCGGTGTAAGCGATCCGCGCGACCTCCTCGACATCCGCAAGGCTGCCCCGCAGCCGGTTCAACTCTAGCTGCTCGCGCTCGGCCCGGATCCGCTCGCGCAACGCACGCGCCGCGCGGTACTCGGCGGTATCGGTCGACTGCGGCGCGTCGCTGTCGGCAAGAGCGGGCTCGTTTTCGGCCGCTGTCACAACCTCCACCTCGATCTGCCGATGCAGATCAGTCGCCAACGGGGGCGCTTGCCGATTCGCCTGCGCCGCCGGCTGACTTTCGGGCGGCATCGCCGGCCGGTCAATCCGGCCCTCTTTTGTCCGCGACACGTCGCGATGCGCCAGGCGCCACGCGCGCGCCGAATCGGCGTCGTGCATCGGCATTCCTGCCAGCTTGTCGCGCGCCACTTGGCTCTTCGCCACGTTCAGCCGCCGCGCCATCTCGCGCACCGATAGATCACTCGTCCCGCTCATGCGTCCCTCGTCCCTTCAATACGTCCCCTAAGTCGTCCCGCCTTATGAAATGCGAGAACTGGGGTCGCGAATGACCCCCGTGCGCTGGCGCCCAGGGAGGACCCACGGCCTATCGAGCGGACGCGGCCGCCTGACGCAACGCATCGGCGAGCAAGCCAGGCATTTCGGCGATGGCGCGGCGGCGTCCCCAGTCGTAGAACTCGAACCGAGGGCGATAGGACACCGATCGCTGCGGGAACACGATCAGCGGCCGTAGCTGGTGCCGCTGCCTGTCGCGCAACCACAAGCCGGCCGGCATGGCACGGCGACCGCGCGGTACGCCGTAAAACAGCGAGGGCGAATCCGGCAGGCCCAGGCGCTCGCGGCGCCGCTTGTCGACGCGCCGGCCGCCCCTTGCCTGCGCTACCAGTCGCTTGATCGTGCCGGCCGGCACGTTGCCGAACGGATCGAGCTTGATCTCGGCCGGCAGCCTTTGCGCCAGCCTTTTCGGCGCGCGGCGGCCGCCTTCAACCTGGTAGACCATGTAGCCGGCTTGCTTGCGCTTGTATCCGACTGTCGCCACAAGCGCATCGCGGGTCGCGCGGTCGATGTACAAGCCGGACCTGGTGTAGCGAGTCGTTAGCCCGCCGAGCTGCCGCTCTGCCTCGTCCGGCGCAGCTTTTGCGATCGACTGAGCCGCGCGCGTCAAAGCCACTGCGGCGGCGAACCGCGCCTGCCGGCCGATGCCGCTGGCCACCAGCGCTGCCGAGGCTTTGTCTACCTGCACTTTGACGCGGATCAAAGCAACCTCTTTTCAGCCAAAACGCACACGTCCGACTATTGACACGCGCTATCCGTCGCGTATAGTTCAATTGTGGCGGCAGCAAGAAGCCGCCACCGGACGCCGAGCCGATCTCGGCACTCTGCGGAGTCTCAAAATGCCAGACTGCACAACACCTAAAGCAACACGCGCCGAGACGTCGTGATGCCTCGCCGCGGCGACCCGCCGACCGCAGCGCCGGCATGGGCGAGCCAAAAAGCGGCCGTGCATCACGCCAACATGGCCGCGGCGGCCAAGGCAGCCATTACCAGCGCCGCGGCGCCAGCGGAGGTAGCGCCATGCTGAGAATCCCCGCCAACATCACGCCCGAGCAGTGGGCCAACATGAAACGCCAGGACCGCCTAATTGCGCAACGAGATAACGCAACGCCTGCACTTTGCCGCACTGGAGAAACAGATGAAAGCCCTGCTTGCTTTCCGCATCACCGTCGACCACGACGACAAAGACACGCCGGTTTACTGTCACGTCAAGCTTTACAGGGAACAGAAAGAACTGGTTTGGCGCGCTGATTCTGAGTTCGGCGACGAAATTGAGACGCTGCCTCGCCCGACAACGGTGCGGCAGGCAAAGAAAGACGCCTGCGCCGTGTACCCGCGCCACAGCCCATTTAAGCCGAGCGCGCGCTGGATCTAATGACCGCTCACCCGGACCGCAGCCGTCGGCATCCGTCGGCGGCACGCAATCCAGCAGATCAACATCCGACGGCGGCGAGATAACGCAACGCCTGCACTTTGCCGCAACAGGCCCGGCACGCAACCGCGCGCCTGGCTTTCGGCCGTGCAAACGGACGAGGTAGATTCAGCCACATGACAGGACGCCATTACCGCTGGCATCGCGCCTGGTGCGCGGACTTGCCCAGCAAGACCGCTCGGCACAAGAGCGGGCTTGCTGTCACATTTTCCCGTTCGGCCGATGATGCCCCGTGGCATGGTCAGGCGGACCTAGGCGCCGCGCAATCGGTACTGCTGGCACTGACACAGCATCACGGCCCACACAACGCCCAGCAACGCATCGCGCGCCTGATGCTCGAAGCATTAGCCGCATGGACCTATGCCGTCAAAAAAACCGCCCGCGCCGCTAATCGTTGACGCGCCCACGGGCGCCGACATTCGCGCTTTGCGCGACTGCCTCGCACTATCGCAGGCGGACCTAGCCCGCGTCGCTGGCGTGCACGTCAACACGCTGGCCCGAGCCGAGCGCGGCGAGCTTGAGCTAAGCGCTGCCGCCTGGTCGCTGGCCCTGCTTTCGCTGGACCAGCATCCGACGGCGCGACTGGCCGGCCGCAGAAGTTCGCCGGCAGCCAGCGCGGCAGGGAGGGAGAACTCGCCGTCTGTACCTGCAGGAAAACCTGCCGATACCTCGGCGCCGGTTTCCCGAAAAACCAGCCGAGACCTGCGCGCCTGAACCGCCGAGATTCAGCCGCCCAGCCCGCAGAAATGAATCGGGCCGGCACCAAAGCCAGCCCGTAGCGTGCAAGTTCCTGCGGAGTATGGCTCATTCTGGCATGAAGCTAATTTTTCGTAAAAATTCGGCGCGCGGATCCGGCGGCGAATGTTGCCGGCCGGATCAATCGATCGCCGCGCTGGCCACCTGCTGGCCCGAGACCTTGCGCCGCTGCCGGCGGTCTGCCGGCCGCTTGCGGGTTGCGTCCAGCGGTTCGCCACGGCGGCGCTGATCGAGCAGCCGGGCCAGCATCCGGTGCAGCCGCGCATAACGCGATTGCACGGTATCCGGGTGCACACCGATGCGCCGAGCCAGGCCGCGGCCCGCGGGGTATGCCGCAAGGGCAAAGGCACGCAGCTCGGCCGGCGCGTAGGTCAGCAGGTCGTGCGTCTCTCGCTCCTCGATGTGCAGCCGCGGCACCGCTTCATCGCCTGCCGGCCAGGACGCCAGCGGCGCTCCCGGGCGCAAATTCGCCCACGTTGCCACCTTGGCGCCGCCCGCGCCAACACGCCACGCCCCCCACTTTTCCAGCCGCAAATCCCAATAGCGATCTTTCACCGAAACCCCTCAGAAAATCCCGCGCCAAAATTCAGCTCGAAAATCCAGCCACAAAATCCCGCCCGAAAATCCGCGCCGAAATTCCGGCCGGCATTCGCAGGCGCCGCTGCCTCGCCTGCCGCAAAAACCAGAAACGCCGGCATCGAACCTCACCCCTATTGGTCCTAGTCACCCTTAATGGTCCTAGTGGTCCTAGTCATTTTCCGCGTGCGCACGCGCGCGCGCGTGCGCGCGCGAGGAATTGACTTGGACCACCTAGACCATTTCAGAATGCGGGAAGATCGGGCTCTTCTGCGGAGTTATCCACAGATTCTGGGCGACCAACGCGCGGAACCTCGTGCGGTCGGTAGTAGCGCCAGGACCGTCCCGTTTCGGTCCGCGGGCGCGCCTTCACCCATCCAAGCATCTGCATGATGCTGCCCACTTTTCGCGCTTCCAGCCCGTTCGGGCTCACGCGCGCCAGATCGATACCAAGGCCTCCGCCGAGCAGCTCGGTCATCGACACGCCGACCGAGCCCACCTGCTCGGCCGTGTACTTCTCCAATTTCTCGATCCACGGATGCGGCGCCAGCCGGCGTTCTACCTCGGCCTCAAAAACCGCCACTTCCTCGCCGCGCGGATAGGCGTGCTCGCCTTTGCGGTACAGGTACAGCGCCTCGGCCAGCAACTGGTCGCGGTCGCGTTCGAGAACATCGAGGTCGATCGCGCCGCAGGCGATCGGGTGAAACCGCGTGTTGCCGGAAAAATCGGTCAGGTATTCCGCCGCGTTGGTGGTCGCCGCAAACACCACCTGCCGTTTGTGCACCGCGTTGCGCCGCTCGTAGGGCGCCCGGAAGTTGTCTTCCGTGCTGCTGATGAACGCCTTGACGGCCGTGGCCTCGGCCTTGCTGAAGGCATCCAGCTCGGAGATCTCGTAGACCCACACGCCCTGCACCGAAAGGTAGGCGTCCTTGTCGCCCACGCGGAACATCGTGTCGCTGAACCACGGCCGGGCCAGCGCATGCAGCGCCCGGCTCTTGCCCAGGTTCTGCACGCCCTCAAGCACCGGAACCGAGCGCATGACACAGCCGGGCTCATAGATCCGGCGCACCATGTTCAGCAAAAAGTAGCGGCCGGCGCGGGCGTGGTAGTCGGTTTCGCGCGCACCAAGGTAAATCCACGGCCAGGTATCCACGCGCGGCGTACGGTCCCACTCGACCGCCTCCAGATGCTGCCGTACCGGATGAATCTTGCGCTTGCAGGCTACCGCCCGAACCGCTTCGGAGATCACGTCCAGGCTGCTCGTCACGTACTGGCCCACCGACAACCCGCCGTGCTGCCCCTTGAACATGAAGCGCGGCTGCTGCGTGAACCACATGGACAACTCGACGTCGTCGTCCGTGCTCCACTCGCCACCGGGCGCGTGCCCGAGCGGGCTTTCGCGCAGACAGACGATGCGCTTGGAAAACTCGTCGATCGCCAGCACGTCGCGCCACTGCGGCAGGTTTTCCAGCAGTCGGATTAGATTGTCCCGGTGCGGGCTCACGCCCGTGCCTTTGCTCGACGGCAACAGCGACGCAAAAATCACCGGCAGCTCGCCCCACTGGGTCCGCGCGGTAGCCCGGGAGGGGTCTGGAGCATTTTCCTCGGCCACGCGGTCCGCGAGGAGGCGCAGACGCTCCCGCTCATCGGGCTTGTCGTCCGAGCCCATGCGTCAGCGGCCATGCTCGGCGATCTCGTTGATCAGCGCCGCGCATCGGCGTCGTGCCCTGCCAGCGGCCGCGCGGTCAAAGGTGTCGACCTCGCGGCCGGCGGCCACGTCGGCAAGGATCACCCAGGCCGTATGCAGTTCCTGATGCAGCGCGCGCACCGCGGCCGCCTGGCTCCACGGCCGGCGCTCGCGCGGCGCGGACTGGCACTCGCCGTCGAAACTGCTGCGCGGCGGAAAGAGCGACTCCATCTCCACCCCGGCTGCGCGCACCACCTCGAGCGCAGAGCAGCCGGCAAAGCAGTGCAGCAGCACGCGGCCGTCGGGCAGCTCCCGCACGCTGAGCGAAGGCCCTTTGTCCTTGTGCGCCGGGCAGGCCGCCATCCAGCGGCCGTCTCCGGTGCGCTTCACCTTGGCCAGCCGGCCAAGCAGGTCATCCACCGCCATCCGTTGCCCCCATGGCTTCATCAAGCCATGCCTGCGCCTTCGCCGCGATCTCCGGCGAGCCCGTTGCGGCCAGATGCGCCGCCATGGCTCTGCGGGCCGCCCCGGGCTGCGCACGCGCCATCAGGCGCCGCGCACAGTCCGGGCAGGCCACGCTGAAAATGCCGGAACGATCCCCCATCGCGCATGCCTCGCATGCGCCCCCTTGGTTCACAAACCCAGCTTCTTGCCCAGCCGCCGGATGAACCGCTCGTAGTCCCCCGGCGAAACATCACGCGCATCGCGCAGAAAATCCGCCTTGCGGCGCTCGTACTCGCGCCAGCGCTCGGCCGCCGGCCAGCGCCTTCTCCGCGCCTTACCGGAAACAGGGAGTCGATCGGCCATGCCGGGCAGCGGCAGCGTCTTGCTCAAAGCGCGGCTCCGTACTCCTGCCACACCGTTCCGCGAACCACCTGACCCACCATGCCGACGCTGATGCCGAACTCCTCCGCCAGCGCACGCCTTGGCGTGCCGCCCGCCACCGCCAGGCGGATGTAACGAGCCCGTGCCAGCGTGAGCTTGGGCGCAGAGCGCCGGCGGCCCAGCGCCATGCGCACCCGCACGTCGGCCGACTTGCGCGGCACCGAGCGCGCCATCTGCGCGCTGTGCGTGCGCATCACCACATGCGCCGGATTCACGCACTCCCGGCAGCCGCAGCGAGCCACCGCCACCATCGCCGCCGGCAGCGGCGCACCGCGCCGCAGCTCGAGCAGCACACGGCGCACGCTGCGCATGCGACCATCGATCCACAGTTGAGGGTAGCCTTCGCCGTTGAACGCCCCGGTCCAGACCAGGCAGTCGCCATCGCCGCCGCGCGTGCGCGCTGCAATGCGCCGCAGAAGGGCCTCGGCGCGGCCGTCTCCGCTCATGGCCGCTGCCTCATCCAGTCGTCCAGCGCACACGGCGCGGCTGGAACCTCGGGCGCCGACGCCGACAGCAACTTCGCCGGGCGCCCCGGCCGGCCCGCAGGCGTCGACCGCATCTGTGCCACCAGATAGCCGGACAACTGCAGGTTGTTCGCCACCCAGCTTGCTTCCCGGTAGCTCAACTGCAGCCTCTGCGCCGCCTCGACCACCGTGATCGGCCCGGCCGCCGCCGCCAGCGCCACAAACCGGCGCGACACCTCGCCCAACGACCCCCGTGGCCTGCCGCGGCGGGTCATGCAGCGCGCCGGCGCCGAAACGCCCATCCGAACTCTTGCCCGATGGCGCGGCGAGCCGTCATGCAAGTGAGCGCCACCCACGCCTTGAGTTCTGCCGCGGCGGCATCGATCTCCGCGTGCAGGTGCACATGCGCCAGCAGGCACTGTTCGTCCAGGCGGGACGGAAACCCTGCCGCCCTGTCGCCGCACCCCGCATCGGGTTGCTGCACGGCAGGGTTTCCGATTCCGCTGGCGGCCGTGCCGCTCATGCCTGCCGCAGCGGCGTCACGCCGCCGGAAAGACCGGCCAGCCGCTCCATGCGGCTTTCAATGTGGCGCAGCGCGCGCACGCTCGACACGAACTGCCGCTCCAACGCAGCCCGCTCGTCGACGGGCTCGATCGGCGTGGCGCTGTAGCCGGCTTCTGCGGCCAGAAACTGCATCGCCACGTGACACCCGGCATCGTGCCCGGCGCGCAGCAGCCACAGCAGTTGCGTGAGCGAGAGCTTTTCCGGCCGATCAGAATCCAGGCACTTGCTCAGCCATCGGCCGGCATCGTCCGCCGGAAGATCGGGCCGCATCTGAGCGGCCACTTTCTTGGCACCGCCGAGCGCCGCGATCAAAACCCGCAGCGCCTCATGCATGTCTTCGGAAAACAGCGGAACTTGCTCTTCTGCCACCGCTTACCCCCGCGTGGTCGCTGTTGGTAACCGCCCTGCCCGCACAAAAAAAGCCCGCAGCCGAAACTGCGGGCCGTAATGCCTACTGCCCCGCCTGCATCCGCAGCACGAACCACTCGACATCCGGGCGCAACTGCTCGCACCGGACAGCGCCCTGCGTGGCGCGCTCGATCGACGGACAGTGCTCCGCCGGCACGCGACCACGGTGCTTCCACATGCTCACCAGGCTTTGCCGCACCCCAAGACGAGCGGCCAGCGCCGTCTGGCCGCCGCAGACGCGGACGGCGCTCTCGAGAGCATCTATCGCAGGCATATCCATGAGCGAACGATAACACGAGCGTGAGGATCAACGCAACACCAACGTGAGGTGCTTTGCGGGTTCAATCACGAACGTGGAAACGCTGGCGGAACGGTTACTTAGCGCGCGGCTCGCCGCCGGGATGACGCAGGATCAACTGGCGGCGCGGGCGCATGTCGCCCAGGGAACCATCGGCAATCTGGAAGCCGGCATTCGCAAAAGCGCGCGGCGCGTTGCGGTGCTGGCAGCCGTCCTGCACGTCAATCCGCTCTGGCTGGCCGAGGGCAAAGGGCCGCGCCATGCGCACACGGCAAGCGAGCCCACGGCGCCGCCGTACAGCGCCAGCGACAACCTGCTCGAGCAGCAACTGCTTGAACTGTTCCGCCAACTGCCGGCCGCCGCTCAGCATGAAGCGGTGGCCGTGGTCAACAGCATCCACGCCGTCGTGTTCCCCGACCGCTCGCGCGCCAACCCGTTCGCCGGCACCAGCGCCGCGCGGCGCGGCCGCCACCCCACCGGCCGATAGACGCGCATCAACACCCATGCGCGCAAAGCTTGCGCGCACTGGCGCCACGGCAGTATGTTGATGCGGCGAGCGCCGCGCGTTGCGGCATCGGAGAGAACATGGACTTGCTCACCATCAGCCTGATGTGGATTGCCCTTTGCGTCGCTGTCGGCCTCTGGGCAGCGCGGCGCGGCCGCAGCGCTGGCGGCTGGTCGATTGCCGCCCTGTTTCTCAGCCCGGTTCTCGCGTGGGCGTTTCTCGCCGCGCTGCCCAAGCTGGGCGCCGCCGCAGCCGCCGAGCGCGCCGCGGCTGTCCAGGCGCCATCGCCGGAAACGCATGTCAAGTGCCCGGACTGCGCCGAACTGATCCGCAAGGAAGCCCGCGTCTGCCGACACTGCGGCTGCAGGCTCGTACCGCAGGCATGAAACACCGCGCACGCCGCGCGATGCAAACGCGCTGGCAGCCGCACTCACGTTCGTGTTGACAAAGAAAACACGCTCGTGATCTAATGCGCTTCGTCAACCGACGGAGCGCAGATGTCCAATCCCCAGCTTTACCGCTACCGCATCGCGGTCGTCCGCCGCGGCGCTGACGCACAGCCGGCCGATGCCGCCCTGCGCGAGCAGGTCTATCTGCACGCGCCCAACGCCATCGCCGCCCAACTGCTGGCCCGCGCTATCACCGGCGCCAAAACCGCGCTCGAACCCGAGCGGCTCGGCGAGGTCGAGCTGCCTTTGCCCGCCGCCGCGCCGAGCGAGTGCGGCGGGTTCGTGGTGTTCGCATGAACCACTGGCTTGTCGACATGACGAACGAACTGCGCGAAGCGCAAGCGCTGCTCAGTCGCTTGAGCTTTGAAGCGCTCGGCGCGCCTGACTACAGGCCGTTGATTGCGGCCTATGGCGCGGTCACCATGACACTGAACCGCTATCGCGCGCAACTTGCCGATCTTTGCCAGCCGTGGTTCGAGGTGCAGCCATGACCCGCGCGCACTGGATCTGCAGGGTGATGGCGCAGCTCGACCGCTGGGGCGATGCGCCGGTCGCGCTGGCCGCGGCGTTTGCGGCGGGCGTGGTGCTGGCGCTGGCGGCGACGGGGCAGTTGTGAAGGTTTCGCGGCGCGGCTTTGCCTAGCTTGGCTGGGCTGGGCACGGCAAGGCACGGCAGGGCAAGGGCTTCCCAGCCTCATGCGCGTTGGCAACAGCGCGCATGGGGATGCGAAAGCATCGGTCGCCACGGCCCGGCAGTGCTGGGCTGGGCTGGGCTTGGTTTGGCAGGGCATGGCACGGCCTGGCGAGGCTGGGCGGGGCAAGGCGAGGCAAGGGCTTCCCAGCCTCATGCGCGTTGGCAACAGCGCGCATGGGGATGCGAAAGCATCGGTCGCCACGGCCCGGCAGTGCTTGGCTGGGCCGGGCCTGGCTGGGCGCGGCATGGCATGGCGCGGCATGGCGTGGCAGGGCGAGGCGAGGCGGGGCGGGGCAAGGCGAGGCAAGGGCTACTCGGTAGCCGGTTGCGGACTCCACGAGTCCGCCTCCGGGTGCACTGTGGCACCGTGACCAACACAACAGGGGAAACGATGAAAACGCTCGCAATGCGATGGACCGGCATCACGCCGCTGATCATGCACGCCGACACGCTGGTCGACCCGCTGCACCCGCTGAAGAAAGCCATAGAGCGCATCACCGCCAAGCGCACCAACAAGACCGACGAAGACCACGAATCGATCGCGCAGATCGAGATGGCGGCGGCGCTGTATTACGACAACGACCTCGGCGTGTATCTGCCCGACGACAACGTGCTCAAGTGTTTGATCGAAGCGGCCCGGTTGACCAAAGAAGGCAAGAACGTGGAGCGCGGCGTGCGCCTGGCGGAAACCAAACTGGCGTTGCGCTACGCCGGCGGCCCGCTGGACCGTGAGGCGTTGTGCAAGAGCCAGGTGCACCGCTATCGCAAGCCGGTGGTAGTCAGCCGACAGCGCGTGATCCGCACGCGCCCCATCTTCCGCGACTGGTCAATCGACGTGACGCTGCACTTCGATCCGCAGGTGATCAAGACGGCCGACCTGATGCTGAACTGGGCGCGCGTCGCCGGCGACATGGTGGGCATGGGCAACCGCCGCATCGGCAAGGGCGGCCAGTTCGGGCGCTTCGAGGTCGAGGCCGCGAAATGACAACGGCCGGCCCGCTGCACAACATCGACCGCCTGCCCGGCTGGCGCCGGCTGCTGGACGCGATGATTGATCAGGGCGTCGAGCCTGGCGCTTTTTTCCCCGACGACTGGATTGACGAGCAGCTCGGCATGGCCAAACCGCAGACCGTGGAGCAGTACGAGCGCTACAAGCTGCAGCGGCTGCGCGGCCTCACCCGTGCCGAGCAGGAACTCGAAAAGCGCGGCCTGCGCACGCTGCACCGCGACCACGAGCGCAAAGGCTTCAGCGTGCCCACCGCGCAAGAGCAGTTCGAGCACGCCATGGCGCAGTACATCGACCGCGTGCGCAGCGAGCAGACGCGCGCCGTGCGCCTGCTGGCGGCGACGGACCGCGCGCAACTGAACGACGGCCAGCGCGGCAAGCTGGACGACGCGACGACGAAGCTCGGCGACCAGCGGGCATTTTTCCGGCGGCAGACATTCGACATCCGCCGCTTGCTGCCTTCTCCTAAACCCGCGGACAAAGAATGAATTCCCTCCTCGACCACCTCGCCGCCGCCGCCAAGGCGGTGGCCGATCTCACCGAACTTGGCGTCCGCGTCATCTCGGTCAAGGTCGACTTGCTGTACGACTGGCCGCGCATCCACGTCGGCAATCCCGAGCCGCTGCTGCATCACCTGGACATGGTCGAGACCAACCTCGTCGACCTCTGCTACCGCCAGCGCGCCGTGCGCGTGGCCGGATGCGAGGTGTTCTGGATCGTCGCATCGGCGCCCGAGTGGTTGCCGCCCACCGCCGACGAGCTGCGCGCCCAACTCGAACAGGCCGCACGCCCATGAGCGCCGACCGTTACTTCGTGCTCGGCCAAGTCGCCGGCAGCATGCACCGCCGATACGGCGTGCTGGCACCCGACGGCCGCACCGTGGTCAGCGTGCAGGCCAGCCGGCCGGACGGCGTCGAGGTCGAGCACCCAGGCCGCGCCCTGCGATGGAACGTGCAGCCGTGGTACGGCGGAGAGGTCCGGGCCGCATGGTTCAACAACTGCCCGCCAGCCGCCGGGTCGTTCCCGCCCAAGATCAAGGACGCCGATGCCAAGCGCGCACGCGGGTTTCTGGCCGGCTGGGGCAAGTCGCGCGCGCAGAAGGATGTCGACGCATGAGCAACGCCGACCCGTTTGCCGATCTGCTGGAATGGGTGAGCCGCCAGTGCGAGGCGCTGCGCCGCTCGATCGCGCAACAGCTTCGCCGCCTGCGCGAGCAGCGGCATCGGCAACCATGATCCGCCTGCTGTACCTCCGCTACCTCGCGCACTGCTACCGCCGGCAGCGCGACGGCCTGCTGGCCGAGCAGCGCGGCATCGAGGCGGCGCTGGCGATCAACGAACGCGACCAGGCGCGCACGGAGGCGCGGATCGAAGAGGCGATGGCGGAGCGGCGGTTGAATCGCTACCGGGTGACCCTATGAACAGCTACGAAGTTCTCGCCGCCGCGCGCGCCTACCTTGACGACCGCCGCGTTCCCATGCCGACCCAGCATGCGCTGGCGGTTGCTCTGTGCGAAGTGGCCGACGACCGAGACAGGCTTCGGGTCGAGGTGCTGAAGGCCGAGCGCGCGCTGAACGCCAAGCGCAGGCAGAAACGCCATGACGCTTAAAGCCTGCCCGTGGTGTCAGGGCGAAGTGATGTCGTACATGTACGACGTCGACGCCGTCGGGCCGGGATTCAATCGTTTCGTCCACGCCGTCGTCTGCCCTGGCTGCGGCGCGCGCGGCCCGTGGAGCAAGCCCGACGGCGGCGATGACGACGCCGGCCGGCTAGACGCGCAGCGAGCATGGAATGACCGCCCTGCTTGACCTCGCCACCGCCGCCGCCACGCTTGGCGTCTCCCGCCGCACGCTTGAGCGCGAGGCCGCCGACGGCCGGCTTGCTATCGTCCGGGTGCGCAGCCGGCGCATGGTCGAGCCCGCCGAGATCGAGCGCTACATCGCCGCGCAGAGGGAGACAGCAGCATGCCAATCCGCAAGCGCGGCAACCGCTGGCAGGTGCGCGTCAGCCTCGGCAGTGGCCGACGCATTGAGCGCACTTTGCCGGCCGGCGCCACGCGCGCCGACGCGCTCGCGCTCGAAACTCGCCTTGTCCGCCAGCGCATCGCGCTTGCAACTGGTCACGGCGAATACACCCTTGACGACGCCATCGACCGATGGATGATCGACGCGCAGGGCCTCAAGAGCTGGCCGCGGGATCTCGCCTACCGGGAGCCCATCCTGCGCCAGTACAGCGCCGGCCGGCCGCTGGCCGAGCTGCCGGCAGTAGCCGACAAGCTCAAGGCCCAGGGCGTCAAGGCCGGCGTCAAGGCCGCCACCATCAACCGCTATCTGAGCCTGCTGCGCCGCGTTGGCAACCTCGCCGAGCGCTGGGGATGGACAGATCAACCCATCGGCCGCCGCGTCGTCCTGCTGCCGGAGCACAGCCAGCGGCACGTCTACCTCACGCCCGAGCAGGTGCGCCGGCTGGCCGACTGCGCCGACCCGCTGACCGGAGACATGATCTGGTTTGCCGCGCTGACCGGCCTGCGTCGCGGCGAAATGCTCGGCCTGCGCCGGGAGCAGATCGTCGGGCCGCTGATCGCGCTGGACGCCGCCACCAAGAGCGGCAGACCGAGAGGCGTGCCACTGCCGCCGGAAGCCGCCAGGATCGCGCGTGAGCGAATTCCGTGGGGCGTGGCGTACTGGGAACTGCGCGACCGCTTCGAGGCCGCCCGGAAGGCCGCCGGCCTGCCGCATGTGCGCTGGCACGATCTGCGGCACACGTACGCCAGTTGGCTGGTGCAGGCCGGCCAGCCGCTCGGCGCGGTGCGCGAGCTGCTTGGGCACAGTTCGCTGGCCGTGACATCGCGCTACGCGCACCTCTCGCCGGATCACCTGCGGGATGCGGTGGCGGCGTTGCCGGGGCGGGTCAACCATGGGTCCGCCACGAAGCGCCGGAAACGCGCTCCGTGAGCGGTTTTGTCTCTGGCGGAGGCGGTGAGATTCGAACTCACGAAGGGTTGCCCCTTGCCGGTTTTCAAGTCGCGCGTCCTAGATAGTCGCGCGTAGACCGGCAGAGGCAGGAGACGCGGCGCGCGGCCGGAATTGACTGGCGCGCGGGTCATGGATGGGTCAGATGATTGAGTCTTGCGACAAAGGGCATTCGTTTCTCGCCAGCGCGCAACGGCGATGCACGTGGTGCGAAATGTTGCGACTGCGCTCAGAGCTTGCCGACGCGATGGCGGCTATCGACAGGCTGCACGATCAGCGCAGGGAACTTGAGGCAGAGCGGGATGCGCTGCGCGAGGATGCGGAGCGGTATCGGTGGCTCGTACACGACCATGATGACGCGACAATTAGGGTCAAGTGCCGAGCCATTCTTGAAAGGCTGCCCTCCATGTCCTACAGTGCAGCAAGCACAGCAATCGACGCAGCGAGGAAAGCATGACACCTGACTGGATGCCGCCGCTCTCGCTTTACTTTCGATCCGCCGCAATCGCCCGCAGTGCGTCGCCGCTCGCCTTGCTGCCGGCGCTGCTGCCGAACCGGTACAGGTAGATGCCGACGGAAAAGCCGACGACAGTGCTGCACGTCGTGATGAACAGCGCCACCAGTTCGCCCATCGGGCGGTGGTCTGGCAGGTAGAGCGTCTGAAGGACCAGCATGGCCACGATGGCGGCGAACACGGTCGAGACGCCGGCTAGCGCCCCGTAGATCAGCACCGGCGTCGCCGCGTTGATCGAGTCATCGCCCTTGGCGCGCTCGGCCGCGCGGTCGGCGCTGGCGTCGTCGATCTCGACCAGACGCGCGACGCCACCGATGATCCGGTCCATGTCATCCGCGACCGCGGCGCGGAATGCCTCGCGCGTCGCAACGTCTGACTGCACCTTGGCGACTGCCTGCTCGGCCGTCGGCTGCCCGGTGACCGCCTTGGCAAGCTCGACCAGTGCCGGCGCCGCTTGGCTGATGATGTCGGCGTTCCGCGTGGCCGTCTTGCTGCCGTGCCGGCGGAACAGGTCGGACACGACCGGATAGAGCATCTGGCCGGCGGCGAGGATCAGCGGCGCGATGGCTGGCATGGCGGGCTCCGAGGATGATGGGGCAGCCGGCGCGGGCGCTGGCGGTGGAGGGATGGGCGCCTGCGGCGTTGCCCCGGCCGGCTGCGGAAAGTCGTCTGCGGTGCGCTCGTCCGGCGATCGCAGGTCGACGGCCGGGTATTCGTCGTCGTCGGCCGTCTCGGCGTTGCTGATCGCCGGCCCTTCAACCAGGAAACCGCCGGCCGCCTGGAAGATGCGGATGCACTCGTCCATCGGCTTCGTCGGCTGCCCGTAGGGCGAGCCCGGCAGGCTGGCCCATTCGCGGTTGCAGGCGAAGATGGCGTCCTCGATGGCGCCGGCTTCGACGAACGGCAGTGCGCCGCGGCGCGCGATCAGCCAGATGGCGGCCTCGTCCTGCGATGCCGGCGAGAAGTCCGGCAGGTCGAGCGCGTCGCGCGCCTCGTCCCACGTCTTTTGAAGGATTTGGTACGCGCCGGCGGCGCTGCTAGTCCACGCATTGCCATTGCGGAACGTGCCGCTCTTGATGATCCGCGGATGGTCCTTGAACGACGCGAACTCTCCGCCGCCGACAAGCCGCCGGTAGCCGTCGGCGTCCGCCGTGCCCTCGCACGACCGCAGCAGCATCAAGAACGCGCGCAGGTTGGCGCTCATGCCTTCACCTCATCGAAGCTCGCCTCGGCCTCGGCCTCGACGCACTCGACCACGCCGACGATCTTGATGCTGGCGAACATCGGCTGATGCTCGCCCACCTGGAACAGCTCGAGCGACGTGATGTGCCTGATTTGCTCTCCGGTGGCCGCGTCCGTCACGAGCGTGCGGCCGTTGCGGTGGATGACGCGGATCTTGCGCAGGTGGTCGAGCGGAGTGGTCATGGGCGGCTTCCTTTGACGAGCACGTCGATCCGCGCCCGCAGCCGCGCGTTCTCCATGCGCTCTTCGTGCGCCTCTTTCTGCGCCTCGATCATCTTCCAGCGCACCGTGGCCAGCTCCGCCTGCAGCTTGCCGATCTTCGAGTGCAGCGCGGCGGAGGTCTCCACGCGCGGCGCCTGTGGCTCCACGCGCAGGGTGGCCGCGGGATCCTTGGCCATGCGGTAGACGGTCACGGCTCGAACCTCCTGCGCATGGCTTCGTGCACCCGGTCTTCGCGGTAGCAGCGCTTGCTGGCGTCCTGGATGCAGTAGACGCGAAACCGCTCGGTGCTCAACTGCAGGTACGAGCTGCGCAAGGAGCCCGCGGCGATCATCAGCAGGAACAGCTCCGCCGCCGGGTTGACGGGGACGTTGCCGTCCATCACCAGCCCGTAGGCAAAGCGGCCGGTCAGCCCCAGCCAGCCCAGCACTTCGAGCCAGCGCGACAGCGCGTGCCCAAGGAAAGCGATGTTCACGCACTTGAAGAAGCCGACCGAGAAGAACACCAGCATGGTGATGATGTCGGCGTACCACGGGGCGTCCATGCTCACTGCCCCTTGAGCATCGTGAAAACCAGCTTCAGGATCTCGCCGATCAGCGAAAACGCCGCGGCGATGATCGCGGCCAGCACCGTGAGCGCGGCGCCATGAACGATTTTCTCGCGCCGGTCGAGCGCCTGCTTCTGCGAGCGCGAGGTCTCGGCCATCTGGCTGAAGGTGATGCGGTGCCGCTCCTCGATGATCTCGATGACCCGGTCGGCCATGGCGTGGGCGCGCAGCCGGTCGGCCGGCGAGAGCGTGTCGATCTCTTCGGAGCGAGGCGGGGTCATGGCAGCGGCCAGGCCGGGGTAACGGCATTCACCTGCGCGATGGTCGTGGCCGCGTTGACGGCGGCGGCGGCGTTGGCGCCGGCGGTCCACATGTCGCCGAGCCACGCCATGTCGGCCGTCGGCGCGCGGGCCGATGGCGCGATGGACAGCACGATCTCGCGCAGCAACTGCAGCAGCTCGAACGTGCGCACGGCCGGCACGCGCTGCTGCACCCGCGCCAGCCCGTCGGCGAGGATCTCGGCGGTGCGCCGCACTTTGGCTTCGGCCAGCGTCTCGGCCGGCGGCACGGGCGGAACGTAGGGGTCGGGCACGTTGCCGGCGGCCAGCCATGCCGTGTAGGTTTGCCAAAGCTCTCCGCTGGCCGGCACGATGCGCTGGCCGGTGTCGGTCTTAAGCACGCCGATGCGCAGCAACTGGTACAGCGCCATCAGAGCTTTCCGACGCTGCCCTTGATGCGCAAGTCGCCACTGCCGAGGTCGATCTCGAACACCGGCACGCCCAGCATCAGCACCTGCACCTTGCCGTCAAGGCAGCGCAGCCTGGCGGACTCCGTGCCTTCAAGCGCGATGCACTGCCCGTTGCCGAGCCGCAGCGCGGTGCCGGACTCGAACGTCGCCTGCGAAGTGTCGACGCCGACGATGTGCCGGTCGATCACTTCGATGGCGCGGTGGGCCTGCGAAGGGCCACCAGGAACCGTGCCGCGCAGTTGCAGGCCAGCGTAGCGGTAGTCGCGCAGCATCAGCGCGTCGTTCCAGCGGCGGTCCTTCGACTCGTCGCCGGTCACCTTGATGCCGTGCGCGGCCTCGGTTGGTCCGGGCGCCGCGGTTCCCGGCCAGGCCGGGTTGAGCGCCACGTGAACGCCAACGCGCCGCGAACCGGGGTCGGCGCCGTTGGGCGCGACGCTGATCTCGGCGCCGATCATGAACGGATAGTGCTGCCCCTGAGACATATCGCGCACGTCGGCGCACAGGCCCCAGGTGGCGCCGCCGGCGTAGGTGTTGGCCTGCGAGTACATGCCGCAGTTCTCGCCGTCGGCCGCGCGGTTGTTCAGCACGTGCACCGCGTTCCACTCGTGCCCGCGGCTGCCGGCGGCCACGTCGGTCTGCGTCCACGTGCAGGCGTAGACGTGCCCCGGCGTGCCGCCGCTGGCGCTGCGGCTGAAACGGTGCGTGGCCACGTCATCGTCGGCCGGCGCCAGTTGCGGACGCTGTTCGGGATGCTGCGCGTAGAACTCGTCCATGCTTTGCGTGCCGACGGGAACTCCGCCAATGACAATGCCGCTCATAAGCTGTCTCCTCAGTTGAACTCGACGAGCAGGTACTGAACCGTCGTCGTCGGCGGCCCGGAGCCGTCGGAGATGGTCACGTTCACGGTGACCGTCGTGCTGTTGGTCAGCGTGATGCGGTAGCTGCACGCCGCATTGGCCGACGCCGTGCCGCCTACGGTCATCCCCAACGGGATCAGGACCGCCTTGGCCGTGTCGACCGCCGTGAACGTGTCGGTCGCCGACTGCCGGTTGTAGTTGTAGGTAGAGATGGTGATCGTGCCGTAGCGGATCGTCTTGATCGACCCCAGCCGCCCGGCCACCGAGGCATCCAGGTACGAGTTGAGCCGGTCCAGGTAGCCGGCGCGCGTGGTCGTGTACTGAGCCAAATTGTCCAGGTAGCCGGCACGCGTGCTGGTCAGCCGGTCGATCAGCGTCTTGAGCTTGCCCGGTACGCCGAAAAGGAATGCGCTCATGAAGTCCCCCAGGTGATGCCGCTGACGTTGCCGCTGCCGTCGTAGGTGATGTTCTGGTACGCCTCCCCGGCGGCGTCGGCCATGTTGTCGTAGCTGGATCCGCTGTTGCTGCTGTACTCGTAGCGCACCTTCGTCACGTTGCCGCTCGCCCAGGTGAGCGTCAGACGGATGCGCTCCGTGCTTCGGCTGTAGAGAATGGTGGTCGGCTCCTCGGCGGTGCCGCCGCTGGGCGTCATGTCCCAGCCCTGCACGGCGCCCAGTGCAGCCACGCAATCGCGCAGCGCGGTCAGGTTGGCGCGCGTGCTGGTGCCGAAGGCGGTGCCCGCCTGCGTGCTCGGGTCCGGCTTGGTGCCGTCGAATGCGGTGTAAGCCATGCGTCAGATCCCCTCGAATGCCCAGGCCACGTCTCCCGCCACGCGGGTGCCGGCATCGTTGAACAGATAGATGTCGAAGCTCGACGGGTCGCCGAACGTGATGTTGTCCGCCACCGCGATGCGGGCGGCGGTCACCTCGATGGGCGTGAGCACGATGCGCCGGCGCGCGCTGTAGACGTTTTCCAGCGTCACGGTGTCGGTGCCGGTGGCGGCGCAGGTGCGGGTGCCGAACTCCTTGCGGGTGACGGCCGCCACCGCCACGGTCACGCTTTCCACGAGCAGCGTCTCGGTCGTGGTGGCCTCGAGCTTCACCCGCACGTAGCGCGCGGTCTGCTTGGTGGGCAGGCTGGTGTAGTCGGTGAAGGTGGGGTAGGCCGCCGCGGTGGCGAGCTGCAGCGTCAGGCCCACGGTGCCGCTGAGCATGCTGTAGACGGCATCCACGGACCAATCGCCCGTGGTGTCCTGGCCGAAGTCGTACACCTCCGACAGCCAGCTCGAGGTGGCGCTCGTGTGGTAGTCGGCCAGCAGGTTGGCGTAGGTGCCCAGGGCGGCGGTAAACAGCGCGCCGAACTTGTCGCCGGCGTTGTCCGGGTCGGTGACCCACAACGTGGCGCCGCCGCGCTCACGCTGAAAGGCGGTCATCTCGGTGAGCGTGGGGCTGGTGAAAGCGGCGCCGGTGGCCAGCGCGTCGGGGTCGAGCGTGACGGTCAGCGTCAGCGTGGCCGGCGTG